AGGCCGACGCGCTGGCGGCGGAGCTGCGCGAGGCGCGGGCGAAGCTGGCGGAGTACGAGACGCGACTCAAGGAGGGGACCGATGGACGCTGACCAGAAGCTGATTGAAGCCGCGTGGAAGGCCTACGGGGACGCGCCATCGATGCCCGAGGGCTGGCGGGCGGCCGTCGGTGTCATTCGCCGAGAGGTCGAGAAGCAGCTCACCGCCGAGCTGAGCAAGCTGCGGGACGACGTGAGGCTATCGACAGCCCGCGTGTTCATCATCGATGGAGACCGCCATCCCGTCCCGGCCCCGGCGCCCGACACGAAGGCCCTGCCGTGCGTCTGTCCGTTCCCGCGCACGCTCTGCCCTGCTTGCAATCACCTCTGTCCGGCGTGTGCCCATGCAGAAGCAGGCGTGCCTGCGCCCGACACGAAGGAGGGGACATGAAGCGCGAGGATGGGGTGTTGCTGGAACAGTGGGGCAACGGTAAGGAGGAGTTGCGCCTCCACCGTGGCGACGTCGAGACCGTGATTCACTGGTCCACGTTCCCGGCGCGCGACTGGTACCCGACTGTCGCGATGACGAGCAACGCCCTGAAGGCACTCGATGCCGCCCGCGCCCCCTCCCCGCCGAGCACCGCGCCCACGAATCCGCCGCGGTGCGAGAAGTGCCTCGGCATCGAAGGGCGGGCAGTCACCATCGACGGGCGCCTCGCGTTCTCGTGTGACCGGGCATGGTGCGGGCATCGAACGTTCGCCAATCCGCCCAATGCGTCACCGTCTCGCCCCGTCACTGCCTACGCTGGCGGGACGATGACCGCAGTATGGGCAGCCCCGCCGAGCACCGCGGAGCCGGGAGCGCGCGAGGGGGCAGCGCCCGGCAGACCCTGCCCGAAGTGTGGCGGATGCTTCCTGCCTTGTCGCGACTGCACCGCAGGGCTGTGGTGCGGATACCTGTGCCCAGGTGGCCACGCAGCCGCCCCGCCCGCTCCCGTGGTGAGCGAGGCACTGGTCGAGCGGGTGACGCGCGTTCTGATTCGCGGCGAAAGCAGGGGCGATGCCTGGGACACGATGGCCCGAGCCGCCATCGCCGCCATGCCTCCCCCGGTGAGTGGGCCCGACGAGCCGCCGGCCTGTGCCTGCGATGAGGTGGACGCCGGAACGCGCGAGCGCTGCCCCAGGAGCCTCTACTTCGAAGCCAAGCCCCCGAGCGCCCCCACGGCGGGGAGCGGGACCGGGGAGGGGCGGCAGTGCCCCGGGTGTCGCGGCAGAGGTGGAAGCTACGCTTGGCCATTCCGATGGGTCACCTGCGACGACTGCAACGGCACCGGCAAGCCCGCCTCCCAACCCTCAGAGCCGACGCCCGGCGGGGAGGGCGGGTAGATGAAGCTGCTGCCGTGTCCGTTCTGCGGGTCAGCGAACCTCATGCTGGCTCACGGTGCGGCGATTTATTGCAACGACTGCGGGGCCAAGGGGCCCGACGCCAAGCGCCCGTTCGTACCGTCGTTCAGCGAGGCCAAGGCGCTTCGCTGGAACCAACGCGAGCACGCCGCCGCCCTGGCCCGTGAGCGAGAGACGGCGCTCGAAGATGTGGAGCGGGCCATCGACGATGGTACGCATGATCCCGGGGGGAGCGGTGCCGCTGCCATCGGGTACCGAAACGCGATCAACGACGCGCTCGAAGCCGTCCGCGCCCTTCGCTCTCCACCCACCGACGGGACGCCGCCAACTGGAGGTGCGAGGTGAGCAAGCTTCAGATTGGCCAGATACGGCGGTGGCTCGTGTTGCCGACCCCTTCATGGCTGGGACGTCCCCATTGCGCCGACGGCCTACGGTTTCGCGTGACGGTAGTGAGCGACGAAGAGGACGGATCGGGCGGCGATTACCTCGATGGTGTGAAGGCTGGATTCGTTCGCGCATCGACAGATTTCATCGAGCAGTTTTCGGTGGTCGAAGAGGAAGCGCAGCCGACTGGAGGTGCGCCGTGACCGAGGACGAGCTGGTACGGGAGATGTGGGCCGCATACGCTGCCGCCGAGAACAAGGAGAGTTCTGATGCCCCGACGAGAGGTTGAGCTTTTGAACACGGACCCAAGTTGCGTAGACGCCGTGCGAAAGACACTGGCCATGGCGCCCATCTCAGCGACGTTGATCGAAGAGGACGGGCGCTTCTACGTCGACGGGTCCGACTTCGCGCTGTGGGCGATTGAACAGCAGGGCTACGTCAAGCGCGTGCTGCCCGACCCAAAGGCGACCCCGTGAGTAATAGGGATGCCGCGCACGCCCTGGCACTGCGGCTGTTTGGCGAGGACGCGATTGGCATCGAAGCCGAGGTCGACGCCATTGCCGCTGCGCTCGCCGTGGCGAGACGGGAGGTGCTGCGGGAGGCGCTAGAAGTCGCGTGGGCACACGCCACGGTGGAGACCAGGGCGCTCGTTTCGGCGCTCGAAGCCCTCGCCTACCAGCCGTCCCCCGCCGCGACGGAGACGTGGAGAGACTCGTGCCCAGATTGTGACGACCGGATTGACATGGGTGGAATTGTCCCCTGCCCCGCCTGCCGAAAGGCAACCCCATGAGCCACAACGTCGGAGCCGTTCTCGTTGTGCTCGCGTTCATCGTTGGATTTGCGTTCGGTAGGTTGCGCCCATGAGCAGCAACAGGGAGGCCGCGCACGCGCTGGCGCGTCAGCTTGGCTTGTGCGGCAACCTCGACGGTGTCGTGTTCATCGGCCACGACGAGGAGTGTGACGCCATCACCGCCGCGCTCGACACGCGCGAGGCTGAGACGAAGTGCGACGTGTTTGAGGACGTGCTCGAACTCATCGACGACGACGATTGCGACGTCCATGGAACCGTGAGGCTGTGGTTGGAACGCGCGGAGGAACAAGCCAAGGCGGCTCGACAGGGCGCAACGGGAGGGAAGCGGTGATCACCGCCGACCAACTCGTAGCTCACGCCGTGGGCGACTACGTGCTTCAAAGCGACTGGATGGCGAACGAGAAGACCAAGCGCTCTGTCGCGGCGCTGGCCCATGTGTTCACCTACGCGCTGCCGTTCCTGTTCCTGCGTCCGTCGGTGACTGCGCTCGCGGTCATCGTCGGCACACACTTCATGATCGACCGCTGGCGGCTCGCGCGTTTCGTGGTCTGGGCAAAGAATTTCCTCGGGCCCGGTAATCCACCATGGGCGCTGTGTAGCGGCACCGGCTACCCGGCGGGTCGGCCGCCGTGGCTCGCGGTGTGGCTGCTCATCATCGCGGACAACGTCATGCACGTGCTGATCAACGGCGCGGCGCTGAGGTGGTTGCCGCGATGACCTGGGTCGTCGAGCGCGTGAACGACGACGGCCGTCGCAAGCTGGTCCGAGTTGGGTTGCGCGCCGAAACTGCGATGGAGCTCGCCGGACGTCTACGAGACCGGCAGAGCGATGCCGATGTTGGGCGCGGCTGGAACGTGCTCGCCCGGGCAATGCGGAAGGCAATCAAGCCGCGATGATTCTGCGTAGCGGACGAACGACAGGGGAGGCACGGGTGGCCCGTATGTGCACCTGGCCTGTGGCCCTGGAATCGCCGCCGAAGCGTGACGACCACGCCGGGAAGTCCAGTGCAGGAACGCACGGCCGCCGGGGACCACCGTTAGCCCCGGAAGCTGGACGATTGCCCGTGGGGGCATGGCCCGATCAGCCGGAACACCGTAAGCGCTCAGAGGCGCGAGTGAGTGCAGGGGCTACGACCACGCGTCGCCGCTCGTGCACCCCCTCGGGCTAGCAGGCGCCAGGCCGGCACCCAGGACAGCAGCAACCGACCACCAGGGTGGGCAGCGACCCCGGGACCGGACCCGCGCTCAGATGGAGAGCACGGGGGTTGTAGCGGTGTAGGAAGCGAAAGGAAGGTACCCAATGACAGCCATGGATCTCCACGTAGGCGACCACGTAATCGTGAGGCACGACCCAGGGAAGCGACCGCCCAGGGTGGCGAAGGTGCTGCTCGTGGTCGAGGACGTAGCCACCGTGCGAATCGTAGTGGGCCTAGGGCGCTACGCCAGCCGCTGTACACGCGTGCCGGTGGGTCAGGTGGTGCGAGGCGCGACGGACCGTGAGAGAGTGCTGGGCATGCCGATTGGAGCGCTGGCGTCGTGAGCTTGCGCAGGGCGATTGTGCTGAAGGTGATTGCCGGGGTAGCGGGCGCTGCGGCAGGGTTGGCCTGCGTGAGATTGCTGCCCGGGTCTGTGCCTGCTGTCGTATGCCCTGCTCTCGCGTGGGCTGCAGGCTACGCGGCTGGAGCCGTGGTCGTGTTCGTCAACAGGAGGCTGGCGCAATGAACCCAGACGTCGAGGAGCTGCGCAGGTACAACCAAGAGGCGGCGCGGCGGGAGTGCAGGCACGTGCGCGGTCCTAACGGGAGCATCGGCTGGTGCCCGAAGTGCGGCGGCTTGCTCACGCCTGCCGAAGAACCCTGCATCCTCAGGGAGGAGTGGGCGGCTCAATCGACCGGCAACGACGACCGCGAAGCCAAGTAGGCGTCGAGCGCCGCCGGCGACACCCGGTACGCCCGCCCCACCTTCGACGCCACCAGCTGCCCCGCGCGGATGGCCGCCTGAATCGTGTCCTCGTGCACGCGCAGCGACCGCGCGATGTCCCGCACCGAGAACCACCCAGCAGGCCCCGGTGGCGGCTTGCGAGCGGCGGGTCTACCTGACCAGGGCATGGTTCACGTGGGTTGCGGCCGATCCTGCCCTGGTGCCGAGCGTGGAGGGGTTGCCCCACATCCAGGCCCGGAACAGGCTGCGACACGGGCCCGTCGTTGCCGACTTGCTCACCGCGCCCGCCCGCTGACGCCGCAGGCTTATGTCACAGCCGCAACCCACGCACACTGGTCGTTACCACGGTCAGTACCACAACCGCAACTCCCGTAAGCCACCTCCTTGTGCCGCAAACCGTCACGTGCTACCCATGGTTCGCGCGCTCGTCAGACGAGCCCCGTAGTCACTTCGGGAGTTAACCTGCCGACGTAGGGCGAGCCGAGGGCGCTACCCGGAGCCGGAACGGCGCAGGGAAGCCCGACGACAGGACTGCGGCGGGACTGGGCAGGGCAGGGCGGGTCGGATGGGGGCGGATGGGGATGGGGCAGGGAGCGCGGAGCTACCTCGCCGCGCGCTCCGCAACAACCCGGGCGCTACGGTCCGGCTTTTGGTGAGCAGTGTGTCGACCGGGCGGCCGGGAATACCGGTCAGCTTGACCGCAATTCGCCTCGAGGCACTGAACGGTACACCAACCTCCGCCAATCGCGCGCAAGTGCCCGTAATCACTGAATGTGCCGATAAGGGCGATTACGTCAACTGGAGAGCGCGGACCGCCCACAATGCACAGCAGGAACGCGGTGTTAGGTGGCGCGCGAGATGTACACCATGTGCTCTACGATACGCTCACCGTACGTACACACACTGGTCGTCGCGTGTACCCCCGTGTAGTCAGGGGTATCCCCCCAGCGACCGGGGGTGGGTGATGTGTGGGTGTACATCCCCGCCCACAAAATGACCCCCTCGGGCCCTCTGCCGCACTCCGCCAATACCGGTCAAGCCGACCGCAATTACCCGACGCGGGTCAGTTCGCCCTGGCTCTCGGCGCTTCAGGGAGACCCATCGCGACGGCCACGGTCCGGCAGGCCTCGGCGAGCACGTCGTAGTCGAGGCACTCGGAGTTGCCGGCGAGCGCGAGGACGATGTCCGCCAGGCGCCGCGCCGTTGGGCTGGTGACGAGCCAGGGGAACTCCGTCGCGAGGCGGACTCGGAGGTCGGAAAGGGATTCGTCCGTCACGGTCATCGCTGCGCGCTGAGGTACGTGAGCCACACCGCCTCCTCGGCTCTCCCGGCGGCCGACGCCCAGTACGCCCGCTCCCTGGCCACATCTTCCTTGCACCGCCTGTAGAGGCCGCCGTCGTACAGGTTCACGAGGCAGCAGTCGGGCCACGAGGGGCGGCCCGGGAACTCGCGCTCGGGCGGGTAGTTGAGGCTGTCCCCGAAGTAGGCGACGACGACCCCGCCGCAGGTCCAGCAATGGCCCGCCTCGGTCCAGGCAGCGAAGTCCGGATGGTCGCGCAGGCTCACGGCTTCCGCCTCCGTGGCTTCTTGGGCCGGCCGAGGATTTGGTCCACCTCGCGCTTGGTCGTTCCCTGCAGCGCCGGACGGGGCTCGCTGACCGACCCTTCCCACGTCGATGGCCCAATCCCCGGGCGAGTGAGCGTGATGCCGTCGGGCCGCCCGAACACCCGGTCCCAGTTGTCCCGGTACGCCTTGCTCGCCGGCCGCGAGCTGAACTTGGGGTCGAGGTACTTCATGCGTCCTCCGTCTCTGGCATCGAGCCGTTCCCCGTCTCGCACACGTCGCAGCCGTCGCACTCGTAGATGAACGACGGGCCGTAGACCGACTCGCGATGGATCACGCCGCCGCAGCCCTTGTGCACGCCGAGACCGCAGCAGTCCTCGAGTCCGGTGTAGTGCGGGCTGCCGTCCATCGTGAACTCGGTGCGGGGCTCGCGCTTCACGGCTTGGCCTTGTGCCACGCGTCCGGGCAGTACACGCCGTCCGCACCGTGCCCGAGCTCGTGCCGTAGCCGCTCCTCGAGCGTGCCCGCCGGGAACGCGCCGCACGACGGGCACCGGGAGCGCGCCATCTGCTCGGGTGTCATCTGCGTCTCGATCAGCTTGCCGCTCCATGGTCCGATCTGCGGAAGCTTCTCAACGGGGCATTCCTCGCGTCGATGTGGACCCCCGCAACCGGCGCAGGTGAACCGCTCGACGCCAGTTCCAGCCGGCAGGTACGGCGCCGCCATCATGGCCATCCCGAACCGCCATGCCCGCCAGCACGCGCGGCAGAGGCCGGTCGAACGGTCCGTGCCGCCGTCGCACGAGCAGGCCACGCACGGAATCTTCAGCGGGTCGCGGTAGCCGTCGCCGGCCAGTTCGAACCGCGGCCCCTTCGCGATGTCGTCCCGGATGGTCATGGCTTCACCTCGGCCAACAGCTCGTGCAGCACTCCGTCCATCGCGTACGCCTTCTCGTACATGCCCTTGCAGACCGGGCAGTCGTCGCATCCGACGCCGCTGACCTTGCCGCAGAACTCGCGATGAATGATGGCGAGCACCCATCGAAGGGTATCGGCGCCGGCACGGAGCGCGTCGTGCTGCTGCTTGGTCATGCCTCGCCCCTTAGCTGATTCCCCCGCGCAGGTCAATACCACAGTCCTGGTCAATACCACGAAAGCGAAGTACGGGCTTAAACGTGGTGGCTGCGAAGCAACTTCGACACCAGCAAAAGCGGCGCAACGAAGCGAAGTGCGTCTACCCGGGCTGCAAAACGCTCACGGGTAGCGACTTCCGTTGCGAGAAGCACGCCGCGGAGCACGCGGAGCGGATGGCCCGGTACCGCGAGAAGCGAAAGGCGTCGTGATGGGTGACCACAGGCACAATCCGGTGGCGCTCGCCGCCCGCAACGGACAGCCGGTGCGCGTCCTGGACATCGGCGAGGGGTACGGCCTGCTCGGTGTGGGGCTGCAGCCGATGATTCACGTCGACGACGACACGGGCGCCAAGTCGCTGGCCGTGCTGCTCGTTGCGACGGGCGGCAAGGTGTCGCAGCTCGCGCCGATGCAGCCGGTGAGCGTCGTGCTCGGAGAGTTCCCGGGCCGCCTGCTCACGGATGTCTACAAGGCCATCGACGACGGGTTGCTGAAGGCGCGCGAAACGGAGGGGCAATGAAGCTGAAGGTGATTCTGAACGACGAGCGCGACACGGACCTCATCCCGCCGATGGCGTGGGACCAGGTGAAGCGCGCGATCCACGAGACCGGGAAGCACTTCGGCCTGCACATCGAGTTCCCGGGCGACGTGGCCACGCGGGACGCCCTCGATGAGCGCTGGCGGGAGGCGGTGGGGAAGTACCGTGGGGAGTGAGCCGCTTCCCGTCCTCCCGTACTGGGCTGTGCGCAGTCCGGGTGGTGACTTCCGCGGCCTGTTCGTGAGCCTCGAAGAGGCGCGCTCGTTCGCGGCGGCGACGTACGGCGTTGTCTACCCTGGATCTGTCCAGGGATGGATCAACACCGGTCGGACCATCGAGGCCGCTCTTCAGCCGCTCGATTCGGACCCGGGGCACAAGTGGAGCACGGATCATCTCGGATTGCGGGAGTCGAATGCCTGACGCCCTCGCCAAGCGCGACGTCCACGGCGAGATCCGCGAGCGCATCGAGCGCCGCCTACGCCGTGACCTCGCCATCGTCGACCTGGAGCAGCACGCGTTCAAGGGCGACGACGAGCTTGCCGCCGCGAAGCTGACCACCCGGCAGCGACGGATTGCCCGCGCCTTCGAGGAGCCGAAGAAGTCCGTGCCGTATGCCATTGAGGTAGCCGCAAGGCGTGTCGAGGCGCTCATCAAGGGGCAGGCCGAGAAGACCAAGACCACCGTCAACGTCCAGAACATGACGATCCAGTTGCCCGAGAAGGCGAAGGACGCCATCGAGGCGGTCGTGATCGACGTGGAGAGCAAGTGAGCACGTCGACCCCGTACACGTTCACGACGTTGCCGGCGACGTTGTCCCGTCCGGCAATCCACGACGGGCGCTCGGACCGCGACGAGTTGATCAAGCTCGTCAACCAGCACCGCCAGTTGGTCACGGCGACCTACAAGACGGCGTTCCAGTTCACGACGCCCGGGGACGGCGCGGCCCACATCGCCTGGCAGGCGCAGCTCAGCACCGACGACACGTGGTTCGCGACCTGCTTCGTCACGGCGACGTCCGCCGCGGGTGACGGCGCCGCGTGGTTGCGACAGGCGCTCCTCGTGCGCAGCGGGACGACGGTGACCGTGGCCGGTGACGTGAGCGTGGCGAACATGAGCACCGCGTCCCTCGTCGGCTTCAGCGTGTCGTGGTCGGCGTCGTCGCTCTACGGCCAGCTGAACCTGACCGACGTGCCCGGGACCATCGGGAAGTGGAAGGTCTCGCTGGAGGTCATGCGGGCGTGATCGCGTTCCGCCCCCACCCCGGCGCTCAACAGCGCTTCATGTCCTTCGATGGGCGGTACGCGCTCTACGGCGGGGCGGCGTTCGGTGGCAAGACCGAGGTGCTGCGGTTCGATCCGTTCCGGCAGATCCTCATCGAGACCAGCCGGCAAGAACTGCCCGAGGACCATCCCCACTTTCTCCCGCGTGGGGCGTCCACCGGCCGCTCCATCTTCTTCCGGCGCACGATGCCCGAGCTGCGCGAGGTGATGGATCGCTGCTTCGCAGACTTTGAGGCCATCGCGCCCGGCGTCGACTGGTCGGCGGTCGACAAGACGTGGACGTTTCCGTGTGGCTACAAGTACATGTTCGGCCAGATGGAGGAAGAGGGGGACTGGCGCAAGTACCAGGGCTTCCAGTTCAGTGAGGTGATCTTCGACGAGCTGACCACGTTCACCGAGGAGCAGTTCGACTGGATCGACAGCTGGCTCCGGTCGAAGGACCCCGTACTCAAGAACATGCTCTACATGCGCGCCGGCACCAACCCGGTGGGCATCGGCGTCGGGTGGGTCAAGCGGCGTTTCGTTGACATCGCACCGCCGAACACGCCGGTCATTCGGCGCATCAAGGTCAAGGTCTACAACGACAACCACGAGGTCGTTGGAGAAGAGGTGGTCGAGCGAAAGCAGATCTTCGTTCCCGCCAAGGTGCAGGACAACAAGAGCGCCGACCCGGTCCAGTACTCCGCCACGCTCTCGTCGCACTCGGTGGCCATCCGCAAGCAGCTGCTCGAAGGAAGCTGGGACCACATTCACGGCGCGTTCTTCTCCGAGGAACTCGACCCCGACGTCCACTTCTGCAAGCCGTTCAAGATCCCGAGCAACTGGTACAAGTTCCGCTCGGGCGACTACGGGTACTCGGCGCACTCGTCGATTCAGTGGTGGGCGGTCGACGCCGACGGCAACCTCGTCTGCTACCGCAGCATGACCGTCCGGAAGCACACGGCGGAGATGCTGGCGTACCGGATCAAAGAGGTCGAGATGGCCGCCGACGAGTGGGACGTCGAGCGCGGGATGTCGAAGCTGACCGGCCCGCTCGACTCCTCGTGTTGGGCGACGACAGGGACCATCGGCCCGAGCATCGCCGAGACGATGCAGCAGATCGGGGTCGGCTGGTTCAAATGCACCAAGGACCGCCACGCCGCCGCGGACCAGATGCGCCAGCGCCTCATGAAGCGCAGCGCGCACCCGACGTTGCTGGGCAAGGACAAGAAGCCGCTGATGTGCGTGCCGGGCATCCGTTGGTTCAACACCTGCTGGACGGCGGACGGCAAGAACGGACGCACGGGGCCGGTGGTCACGCTGCCGCGGTTGCCGGCGGACAAGAATGATCCGGACGTGCCGGACACGGACGCCGACGACCACGACTACGACTCGGCCAGCTACGCCTGCATGAGCCGCCCGCTCAAGGCCGAGAGCGCCGACGCGCCCCTCGACGACATCGACGAGCTGGAACGACTGCGCGCCAAGCGCAGCAACAACGCACGCGGTGGCCGCATGGGCTACCCGGGGATGTGGTGATGAACGAGCGCAGAGCATTCGAGGGTGACGTGCACGAGTGCAAGCTGTACGGGGGCCTCAGGCCTATGTTCGGCGACGAGAAGGTTGACGCCATTCAGGTGTTGGCCAAGTCGCGGTCTGACAGGTCGACGGGAACCGTATTCGTGACGATCGGAAAGTCGACGCTCGTGTGCAACGGACGGCAGGTGGAAAACCTGGCCAAGATGCTGCTCACCCACGTCGGCCACCTCGGCCTCCGCTGCGACCTGATCGTCAAGGATGGAGTGCTCAGCGAATGACGTACCCGCCGACGACCGACGAGCCCGAGCCGACCGACAACCCCGTCGAGGACATGGCCGAGCCACCACCGCCGTCCCTCGACGAGACGACCGCCGGGTCCGCGCCCGAGACGGTGAACCTCGTGCCGACGCTGTCCCCCGAGGCGCTGGCCAAGTACGGCGAGGACGTGTGCAAGCGGTTCGACGACCACTGGCAGGGGATGGCGAAGTACCGCGAGCGCCGGGCGTCGATCATGCGGCTCGCGCTCGGGCAGCTGCCGCCGGCGCCCGACGACGGCTTCGGCTACGCGCGGGTCCACTACCCGATCATCATGACCGCGGTGCTGAGGATGCACGCGCGCATCTACGACCAGCAGCTGCCGTCGAGCGGGGAGTTCTTCGGGGTCAAGCCGACCGATCAGGACGACCTCGACCGGGCGATTCGGGTGGCCAAGCACCTCAACTGGCAGGTCGAGCACCAAATCCCCGAGTACGCGCCGAACCACGACAACCTCATCATGCAGTGGCTGCTGTACGGGTCGGCCTTCTCGATCATGTACTGGAACGCCGCGAAGAACCGGCCGTGTCACGAGTCGTGCCGCACCGAGGACATCGTGCTGCCGTATACCGAGCACGACGACGACCCCCACATGGCGAACGTCTCGTGCATCACCCGCATCCTGCGGTACGCCCGGCACGAGCTCGAAGACATGGCCGCGACCGGCTACTACGACGCCGCGGCGGTCGCCAAGCTCTACGCCGACGAGGACGCGAACAAGGAGTCCGAGTCGGAGGTCGACCAGACGACCCGCGGCAGCTCGCGCGACAACGACCACCCGATGAGGGACGTCATCGACGAAGCGCAGGGCATCCGCCGGCCGCTCTCGACGGGGCAGCGGGAAATCCTCGAACAGCACCACTGGTGCAAGCTCGAAGGCCAGGACCGCCAGCGGCCGGTCATCACCGCCGTCGACAAGCAGACCAAGATGGTGCTCGGCGTGTTCCTGAGGGAGGACGAGGACCCCGTCGACCGCGCCCGCTACAACCGCGAGAAGGCGGCGAACGACGCCATGTACCAGGCCGCGGTGATGAAGTGGCGGATGGACATGCAGGCCTACTACGGCCAGCAGCAGGCCGTGACGGCGCCGCCGGTGCCGGGGGAGATGACCACCACGCCGCTGCCGATGCAGGGCGACACGACGATGACCACGCCGCCGGCCCCCGGCGAGACGACCATGACGGCGCCGCCCGCGCCGGGGGGAACTACGGGCACGTTGACCGGTATTCCACCCGCGCCGCCCCAGCCGCCGCCCGACCCGGCGCAGCCGAAGATGGTGCCGATCAACTTCTTCACCCACTACCGGTGCATCCCGAACCCCGAGGGCATCATGGGGTGGGGCATCGGCTTCCTGCTCGAGGGGCACAACATGGTGGCCGACACCATCGCGGCCCAGCTCGTCGACGCCGGCACGCTCGCGAACATCTACACGTTCCTGTACTCGAAGCACGCGAAGCTGTCCCGCGGCGACCTCAAGGTGAAGCCGGGCCAGGGGGTCGAGGTGGACCTCATGCCGCAGGACATGAAGAACGCCATCTTGCCGATCACGTTCCCGGGCCCGAACCCGGCGATGGGCCAGGTCATCAAGGACCAGAAGGAAGAGGCCGAGGAGCTGTCGGGCGCCGGGGAGATTCTCTCGGGCGAGGTGGGCGGCTCGAACGAGACCGCGACGACCACTCAGATCCGAATCTCCCAGGCGCTCGCCGCGATCGGCATCCTGTCGAAGCGCTACACCCGCAGCCGCACCGCCGAGGCGCGGAGCCTGGCGCGGCTCAACAGCGTCTACCTCGGTGACGCCGAGTACTTCTACGTCACCGACCCGGCAAAGCCCGGCATCGTCGAGGAGCACCACGTCGCGCGGATGGACTACCTCCAGGACACGGACATCACCGTGACCGCCGACCCCCGCATGGCCAGCCAGCCGCAGCGGATCGCCGACGCGCAGACTGCCCTGCAGGCGGTGATGGCGAACCCGCTCACGGCGGCCGACCCGCTCATCGTCGCGGCGGCGCAGAAGGGGCTGTTCAAGGCGATGGACCGGCCTGACCTCGTCGCCGCGCTCGACCAGATGCTGCAGAAGATGGCGATGGGCCTGGCGCCGCCGGGAATGGCGGGCAACCCGAACGGTAATCCACCGCCGGCGAAGCCCCAGTCGCAACCCCAGGGCCCGGCGGTGCCGATGCCCAAGCGAGTACCCAACGGCGGACCGGCGCCCACCAACGGCGCCGAGAACGGGCAGGTCACATGAAGTTCTTCGACTACACCGAGGCCGAGCGCAAGGAGTGGCGGGACAGCGACATCACCCAGGCGTACCTGGCGCTGCTCGAGGAGCGCCTGAGCGAGTGTCGCGGGAACACCATCGACATGATGTGGTCCGGTGACACGCACCGGGCGACAACGCTTGCCGGTCAGGTACGTGGCTACGAGCAGTCCATCGCCATCGCCAACGAGGTGACCAAATGAGCAAGCTCGTCGAGCGTCGCAAGCTGTACGGAATCCCCGAGCTGCCGTACCTGCCAGCAAACAAGGTGGTGCTCGTGTTCCGCATCCCCAACGAGAAGCTGACGGCGGGCGGGCTCGTGATCCCGCAGGTCTGGACCGAGAAGACGACGGACGGCATGGGAAACATCCGAGAGACCGTTGGGGCCGCGATGCCCGATGCCCGCGGCGTGCTCGTGTCGGCGGGCCTAAAGGCGCTCGACGTGATGAAGGACCACCTGATCGAGATCGGCGACATCGTGTGGTTCGGGCAGTTCGCGGGATGGGAAGAGGAGTTCGCCCGGGACCCGGAGAACACTGGGAAGAAGATTCTCCAGCTCAAGGTGGACGAGCTACTTGGCTCTGTCGACGCCTTGGAGCGGGTCGGGACCACGCACACGCTCGCCTACGACGACAAGGAAGGCGAGCACTACTACGAGGAGAAGGTGAGCAATGGCAACGGAAGACACCGCACCCGAATCGCAGGAGACCGAGCCGGAAGCCGAGGAGCCAGAAGCGCCGGAGACCGAAACCGAGTCGCCTGACGCCGAGCCGGGGTCGCCGGCCGCCGAAGCTCGTCAGTCCCGGGCGGCCCGCCGCGCCGAGTGGATGGCCACGCGCAAGAGGGAGCAGGACGAGCTGCGCGCCGAGGCTGCGCGCGATCGGCAGGCACGCCAGGCGCTCGAGGTCCAGCTGGCCGAGCTGCGCGGGCAGGTCCAGGCGCAGCAACAGCGGCAGCAGCCCGCGACGGACCCGTACGAGCAGCGGCTGAAGGAACTGCGGGACAAGCGCGACCGGCACCTCGAGATGGCGTCGGCGTCGAAGGACCCGGCGACGGCGAAGCGCGAGCTTGACGCCTACCACCAGACGCTGGAGGACATGGACGAGCTGCGCGCCGACCGCAAGCTGGCCAAGGAGCGCGAGTCGTGGTCGCAAAGCCAGATGGACCCGGGAACGCAGGCGATGGCCGCCGACCTCGCGTCCGAGTTCAGGTGGTTGCGATCGGACGCGGAAGCACGCGCCGTCGCCGACGCCCGCATCGCCAAGATGGTCGGCGAGGGACACCCGCGCAGCTACGAGACGTTCCGCGCGGCGTGCGCGTGGGCTGCGCAGGTGCTGCAGCTCGGCGGCATGCCAACGAACGGGCGCACCAACGGCAACGTGAAACGCTTCGAGCTGCCGTCGGGGAAGAACGGCGCCGGCGGCGGCGAGCACGAGTCCGAGATGAAGCTCGACGAGGACCAGCAGGCCATCGCGGACCAGTGGGCGAACAAGTACCACCCGAACCTGTCCGAGGACGCCGGCCGAAAGATGTGGTGGAACGCCATCGGCAAGCGCGCAATGAAGGCGAAAGCAGCCGGGTAAATACCACAATCGTTGACGGCAACGCGTTCTGAGAGTCTAGCTTAATCATTGCACGTCGGTCCCGCCGCCGACGTTGTAGCGGTACCCAGGCGAGCCGGGGAAAGCCCGGTTGTTTCGAATCCTGCCCTCGCGTGAATCGCTGGCGCGGCACGGGTGGTCAACGAAGCGACCGGAGATTCCCATGCCGCGTGGACGCAAGCGCAAGGACGCAGACGAGACCCCGATCGACGCCGATTACCGGCTCGACTTGGTCCGCAACAAAGAGAAGGGCCAGCGCTACGCCTGGGTGAGCGACGACGACATGCCGCTCATGAAGGCGCGCGGGTACACGCGTGTCGAGAGGTCGAGCGACCCCGACGCGACGGCCCCGGCCTTCGACACCGCCAACACGGAAGACACCGAGTACAGGGTCGGCCGCAACCGGCTCCTGCTCATGAAGATTCCCGAGGAGCGCGCCCGCCGCATCGAGGCCGGGCCCCTTCGAGAGGCCGCGGCGCGCGTGGCCCAAATCAAGCTCTCCGCTCAGGAGAGCGGGGGCCGCGGCGTCGCCATCGGCGGCGACATCACCCACCAGGTCGAGGCGTAAGGAGAACCCGTCATGGCCAACGTTCAATACGGAGGTTTCCGCCCCTGGGGAACCCTCTCCGGCGGCGAGGGGGTTTTCCCCCGTCCGCTTCGCGGCGAAGTCGCGAACAACAACAGCACCGGAATCTTCAAGTACGACATCCTGACCGCTGTCTCGGACGGCACGGTGGTCGCTGCCGCCGCGGCGGACAACGGGAAGCTGGTCGGCGTGTGCATCGGCGCCTCGTTCGTGAAGTCGGACGGCAAGCGCTACCCGTCGGACTTCATTCCGGCCTCGACGACGTTCACGCCGACCACTGTCGGCAGCGTCAACGCGTCGTGGGTGGACTTCTACCCGCTGACGACGGACCTGGTGATGGAGGTCGACGGTTCGAGCAGCACGGGCATCACGACCGTGGCGGGCGCCATCGGCCTCATCCAGGAGAACTGCGACCTCGCGACGGGCTCCGGCGACACCACGACCGGCGTCTCGGCGATGACCCTGGACATCTCCACGCACAACACGACGACCTTCAACTTCCGGATCATCAGCATCTCGAATTACCCGGTCGCTGACATCGGGATTCCGGCGGCCATCAACGACGTCACCATCACTCGGGCCAAGTATCTCGTCGTTTGCAACGAGGGGATCCTGCCCGGCTACTCCGCATCGGGGATCTGACCATGAGTCTCGTAAAGCTCTCGACAATCTCCGCGTCCCTCAAGCCCACGCTCGACGTCGTTTGGGGCGACGAGATGAAGGGGAAGCTCGCGTGGGAGGCGTGCGGGTTCAAGGTCACCTCGACCAAGGACGCCTACATCGACGACCAGGAGTACGCCGGCACCGGAATCATGCCCGTCAAGCAAGAGGGCGCGATGATGGCGGTCGACTCCGTCCAGCAGGGCTACTCGAAGCGCTACACGATGAACACGTTCGCGCTCCGGCTGGTCTGCTCGGAGGAAGCGGTCGCCGACAAGAAGTACGACAAGGCGATCGACGGCACGGGCGCCATCGCCAGGTCGGCGAAGTGGACCCAGGAGTACATCAACGCCGGCATCTTCATCAACGCGTTCTCGTCCACGTTCGTGGGCGCGGATGGCGTCGCGCTCTGCTCGGCGTCGCACAAGCTGCCGAAGGGCGGGACGTACTCCAACACGCTCGCGACGCCGATGTCGCTCAGCGAGACCGCCGTCGAGCAGATGCGCACCAACATGCGCAAGCTGCCGAGCTCCAACGGCCTGCTCCGCGGCTACATGCTGAAGAAGCTGGTCGTGCCGACCGACCTCTGGTTCCGGGCGAATCGGATCCTGAAGTCGGAGCAGCAGAACGACACGGCGAACAACGCGGTGAACGTGCTCAAGGGCATGGGCATCGAGATCGCCGAGAACCCGTACTTCACCAGCACCACGAACTGGTGGGCGGTGAGCGACGCGGACAACGGCCTTCGCCACGTGTGGCGGCAGAAGCCGACGTTCCGCGACCACAACACCGAGGACAACCTGACCATCACGTACTCGGGCTACCAGCGGTTCAGCTCCGGCTGGACCGACCCCCGCGGCGTGTACGGCTCGAGCATCTGAGGTGACCCCATGCCCGTGACGGTTCTCTCAAAGTTCCCGAACCCGGTGGCGACGCCGGGTTACATCACCTCCCCGAACGGCGGTCAGATCTTCTACCTCGATTCGGGCGGTGTCCGCGATGGCTTCCAGGACGACATCGCGAGCCAGCTCTACACGACGCTGTCCGCGGCGCTTGGGGCCTGTCGGGCGAACCGTGGCGACACGATCATCGTTCTCCCGCAGCACTCGGAGAGCGTGACCACGTCGCCGACGTTCGTGGCCGGCGTGTCCATCATCGGCGTCGGCAACGGCGCCGAGCGGCCGGCGTTCCGGTGGACCGCGACGACCTCGGCGTGGAACGTCACGGTCAACAACGTGATGATGCAGAACCTCCACCTGCAATTGGAGGGGGCGAACGGCGTCACAAAGGCGATCAACATCACCGGCACCGACTGCACCATCCAGTCGTGCGACATCGAGACGGCGAGCGGGGCCAGCAACAAGGCCACCATCGCCATCGAGATCGGGTCGGGCGCTCACCGAGCCAGCATCCTCGGCAACGTCTTCCGCGGGACGGCGACGCACAACTCCACTGACGTCGTGAAGGTCGTCGGCGGCACCGTGCCCGACCAGACCCGCATCGAAGACAACGAGTTCGTGTGCTCCGCGACGGCGGCGAACGGCATGATCCACTACACCGTCGCCGCGACCAACCTCAAGGTCATGCGGAACATGATGTACAACACGCACACGGCCAGCACGGCGTGCATCGTGTTCGATGCGGTCGCGGCGGATGGGATCGCCTGCGACAACTACATGGCCGTCGTCAACAACGGCACCGCCGCGAACCAGGGCATCACGTTCGGCGGCGGCTGCACCGTCAGGGCGTTCCAAAACTTCACGTCGGATGAGAACGCGAAGTCCGGCGCTCTCGCTCCGGGTGTGGTCGCGACCTAAGGGCGGGCGATGTCCAACCTCAACAACCCTGTCAATCAGCTGGGGGTTCAGGAAGTCGCGAACCTCTACCTCTCCGCGACCGGTGGCGGCGTCTTCTACGTCGGAAGCGCCACTACGGTTGCGGGGCTCGGGCAGGTCGGGCAGGGCATCGCCCAGCGCAGCTTTACGACCATCAACTCCGCTCTCGCGCAGGTGGTGAGCGGCCGGGGAGATATCATCTATGTCCTCCCCGGCTACACGGAGACGATCTCGGCGGCCGACCAGTGGTCGAACCTCGGGACCGCGACCGACGTGACCATCGTCGGCATGGGGCACGGGAGCAACCGCCCGACGCTCACCTGGTCGACGAACAGCTCGACGATGCTGATGGACTCGGCTGGGTTCAGCATCACCAACATGATCTTGCAGCTCGAGCCGACGACGGGGACGGTGAACGTTGCCGCCCCCATCACGGTCTCGGCCAACAGCTGCGCGATCACGAACTGCCGCATCAACTGCGGGACCGACGCGAACAACAAGGTCACCATCGGCGTCACCGTCACGGGCGCCAACGACTTCGTGTTCACGGGCAACCAGGTGCGCGGCGCCGCGCTGGCCACCTGCACCACGTTCCTGCGTCTCACGAACTGCGCGAACCCGGTCATCCAGAACAACGACATCATCGCCGGGACGACCGCCGCCGCGGTGGGCCCCATCCAGGAGCTGACCACGGCCTGCACGGGCGTGCTCATTGACTCGAACTGGGTACAGAACAACGCGGCGAGCTCCACCGCGTGCATCACGATGGGGCTGGCCTCGACGACCGGCTGGATCTCGAACAACAAGCTCCGGAACATGACCGACGGCAGCAACGCTCAGATCGTCGTCACCTCCGGCGACGTGCAGTTGTTCCAGAACTTCGGCGTCAACAACTCGAACGAGACGGCGATCTTGCTCGGAACCCCGTCGGTGTAACCAAGGAGGGGCCGCCCGGCCTGATACAGCATGGCGTCCCCAAACACCTGGCTAGGTGGCCTCGGGCTCACGGGCACAGTCTTCGAGAACGTCCCCGACAGCCTCGCATCGACCGTCACGCTGTCCGGCGCGGTCCAGTTCCTCGACACCATCAACGGCAACGATGCCAGCGCGGGTACCACGCCGTTCCTGGCGGTCAAGACGTTCGCCCAAGCGCTCACGAACAGCGCCGCGAACGGTCTCATCATCATCGGCGAGGGCTCGGCTGAGACGCTGTCGGGCTCGCAGGCGCTCTCGCTGGCGGGCCTCTCCATCATCGGCTGCGGCTCGGGATCGACGCGGCCGAGGTACACGTGCTCGGGCGCCGTCGTGTTCTTCAACGTCTCGGGCACTGGGTTCTACCTCGAGAACCTCTACTTCCCGGCCTCGACGGCCGCGCCGACCGCGCGCATCGACCTGACAGCGGGCGGCGGGTACGTGAAGGACTGCTACTTCGAGTGCGGGGCCAGCGATACGAACCGCACGATCCGAGTCCCGGCCGGCGGCACGAACGCCCGCCTCGAGGGGTGCACGTTCGCGGTCACGGCGTCCCGGCCGGCGATCGCAGTTGAGCTGAGCGGGGCCACCAATGACGTCTGGGCGGTCGACTGCACCTTCGACGGCGGCTCGTACGGCTGGTCGGACTACGCGTTCAAGATTTCGGCCGCGGCGCTGCGAACCACGCTCGTCAATCCGTCGCTCGTCGGCGCGTCGTACATCGGCGCGACCATCACCGGGACCTCGTACAAGGTGCTCGGGACTTCTGCGGGAGGCACCAACAAGGTGTTCTTCACGGCATGAGCCAGCCGTACGCGCCATACGTCCCGTACGACTACCCCCGCGTTTGCGACATCTGCGGGGACGTCAAGCGCATCTCGACGATGCACCGCCAGGGGCAGTACACGGTCTGCAGCGACCACCCGGGCGAGCGCACGAAGGACGAGCTGGCGAAGGCCATCGCCCGGCAGCGCCAGTTCCGCGTCAGGCCGGCGCCGAACGCCAAGCCGCAGGAACGCGACGGACCCGACGTCCTCGAGGCGGACGAGGGCGTGGTGCTGAACTTCATCGCCCAACAGGTCTCCGCTGGCTTCCAATACCAGGACGTCACGAGCGGCGCCGGTGCGCCCATCGCGAGCGCAGGTGCGGTGCTGAACTTCCTCGGGTGGGCGGGGCAGTACTGCAACGACCTCATCATCGAGGGCACGCGGCCATCGTCGATGCTGAACCTGGCCAAGACGGTCCTGCGCAGCTGCGCCGACCAGCTCATCAACCACCAGGTGGGTTTCGGGTTCAGTCCGTCGGCGACCAAGAGCACCGACCCGCGGTGGGGGGCGATGCGGGCCACGTCGTCGTCGAGCATCACGACGTACGAGACCGCGTACGGCGGCCTGGTGCTGCTCTACGCCTACCAGCTGCTCCCGGACATCGACGGCACGCCGCGGTCCCGGTACCTGACGTCGGCGCGGGCGGCCGCCTCGTACCTGCGCAACGTGCAGGCGCTCGGGAGCGTGGGGGTCAACTTCCCGTCGCAGGACGTCGGCGGGACGGTGCGGCTCTACACGGGCGCGGTGCAGGACATCGTATTCGGGTCGGCGACCGCCCTCGACGGGACGCTGGCGACGTTCTCGCCGAACACGCTCTCGGCGGTCCACTTCTGGAAGGACCTGAAGGATGAGGTGGGCGACGAGCTGGTCGGCGCCGACGCTGCGATCGCGAGCAACTTCACCGCGGCGCCGCAGCAACTGCTCTCCCAGTGCATCGCCGATATGAGGGCGTTTTGGCTCACGGGGACCCGGGACGCGACGACCGGGAACGTGCAGACGGGGCTCTCGGCGACGACGCCGGCCGAGTTGTTCGCTCCGTTCCCGTCGGGGACGGGGTCGTGGGAGTACTTCGACAACGGCCCGACGAACGGGACGACGGTGCGCGCGCTCCAGTTCGCGACGGCGCTGTTCGCGCTGTGGCACGTCGAGGGGCTGAGCGCTCAGGTCACTGAGATCGACGACTGGCTGTACACGTTCACGAGCAACAGCACGTACGAGACCGCGGCGGGCACCTCGGACAGCGCGCTCGCTCGGGCGCAGACGGGCACCTACGACCCGACCATCGCGCCCTCGACGGTGCTGCTCGTGCGGGACTCGACGAACGGCTACGCTGCGACGGCCAAGAACGGCTCGAGCCTCTACGACTGGGCGTCGCTGGGGCTGATGGCCAGCATCCGGGCCGCGCGGCACGCGAGCACGTTCAAGGCGTCGCGGCTGGCGGCTCTCGGGAAGCGCCTGCGGTTCGCCGACGGCCTGCCCTCCGACTACGTGTACGACTACATCTCGCTGCGCGGCCGCTCGGGGCTGACCTTTCAGACCGGGTTCACCGAGACCATCGTCGGGCTGTCCCGCATGGCCAACGACGGCGTGGCGGCGGCTCGGTTCGGCAACGTGTTCAGGCAGCAACCGCTGGTGAGGCCGCAGAGCGCATGACCATCTCGGCGAACTACACCTACGACCTCACGGCGGACCAGATCGTGTCGCTGGCGTACCAGCTCGTCCGCGGCGAGGAGTACCAGGCCGGGGCGGTGCAGCTCGCGTTCGGCCGCACGCTGCTCAACGTCGGCATCAAGGCGCTGCAGAACGAGGGCGTCCAGCTGCGCACGCGCACCCGCTACACGCAGGCGCTCAGCGCGGGGACCGCGGCGTACACGGCGCCCGCCGACACCATCGACATCCTCGACGGCGCGTTCGTGTCCGACGGCAACGGCGTGGATCTGCCGGTGGCCAAGCGGTCGATGACCGACTACATGCTGCTCACGAACAAGTCGAGCCAGGGCCAGCCGACGCAGATGTACGTCGAGTCGGGCACGTCTGCCGGGACGGTGACGTTCACGCTCTACCAGGTCCCAGACTCGAACTGGACGAGCATCACGTACCCCCAGGTGCGCCTGCTGCGCGACATGGACACGGGCGGCGTGACCGGTGACTTCCCGTCGCGGTACCTCAAGGCGCTCGCGTACATGGTCGCTGTCGACGTGGCCGAGTCGAGCGGCCTGCCCGAGAAGGTGTCACGAATGACGGATGCGTTCGAGTTCCACAAGACCAGGGCGCTCCTCGACGACGGCGAGAAGGGACCGGCGCGGTTCGTGCCGGACTACGACTACATGCGGGGGTGGCGCTGATGCTCGCGGCACTGGTGCAGTACCTGGCGTCGGGCGCGCGGAAGTCAGACGGGTCGGCGAACGCGAGCGGGCTGGCGTGGTTCTACTCGCCGGGCACGACCTCGCAGACGATCGTCTACTCGGACGCCGACGCCGAGGTGCAGGCGACGCAGCCGATCGCCCTCGACGCAGCGGGGAAGGCCGAAGTGTACCTGGCGGGCCCGGCGCGGCTGGTCGTGCAGTCGGTGACGTCCACGGGCGTCTACTCGACGGTCGACGACTTCGACGTGGTGACGGCGAGCGCGCCGTCGACGGCGGTCCGCAACGACGGCTTCACGGGCGTCGACCCGGACACGGGCTCGACGGTCGCGGGCGGGGACACGACGCTGCACGCGGTGTTGACGTCGCTGAACACGAGCACGGGCGGCGTCGATGCGAAGTACCAGGAGTCGACGGCGGCCTCGGCGCGGACCATCAAGGCGAAGTTCAGTGAGATCTGGATCTCGGTCAAGGACTACGGCGCCATCGGCAACGGGATCGCGGACGACACGACCGCAATTCAGAACGCCATCAACCGCGTCGTCTTCCTCGGAGGCGGCACGGTCTACTTCCCGCCAACCTCGACCTCGTACCTGGTCAGCTCTGTCCTGACGGCGACCAGCGCGAACGGGCTTCGCCTCCTCGGGGCCGGCAAGCGGTCGTCGCAGATCAAGCTGACGCACGCGACGGCGAACTGCTTCACGTTCACCTCGTGCTCGACGCTCTGCATGGAGCATCTGAACCTGACCCACTCGTCGAGCACGACGGGGTTCGGAATCGCCCTCGTCGGATGCACGGACACGCTGATCAATGCCGTCGGCGTCGACGGCGTCACGTTCAGCGGGACCTATACGACCGCCCTGTCTATCACCGGCGCCAGCGTCTCCGGGATACGAGTCACCAACTGCGACATGCAAAAGGGCGTGGTGGTGAACACGAGCGGTACGAGCCAGTACTTCTTCTTCACCAACAACCGGCTCCCTTCGGGCGGGAATGCTCTCGACTTCGACGGTACCGCGTCGAACGTGTTCATCAGCAACAACCAGATCGGCGCGGTCCTTCGGCTCAAGGCGACGCTGACCGGCACGAACTACTTCATCAACAACAACCAGGGCCTCGCAACTCAGGGCACGATCTCCGTCCTGACGGCCACTGACCCGGGCGTCTTTCAGAAGAACAACAACCGCGATCACAGCGTTACGTCGTTCGCGGTCGGCACGTCGCAGACGCCGGACATCGGAGACGGGGCGAAGTTCATCTACCTGGCGGCCACTTCGGGAGGCGCGGGCGCCGTCACGGTCAATGCCCCTACGCCCGCCGATGCCGGGTTCGAGCGCGAGTTCGTCCTGGTGTTCATCAACGCCAGTGGCGGCGCGGTCACCTGGAACCTGAACGCGGCCTACAGGACCACCGCCGCCATCCCCGCCACCGCCGGCCACACGATCACCGTCGGGTTCGCGACCGACAAGAACGTGGGCGGCGTCTATCGCGAGCTCTACCGCGCGGACAGCGTCACATGACGCTACTGCCGGAACGCCGTCGCTACGGTCACGGAGTGGTCAACGGCCGCTCTCCCGTAGAAGGCCCTGTCGGAGAAGATGCCGTCGATCGCGACCTCCTTGTCTCCGGTCAGGTCGATGTGCGCGACGCTGGCGAAGCGCTGCGTCCTCCCGGAAACGGATCCGGTCCACGAGTCGCACGACCAGTGCCCGCTGAAGCCCTTGATGGAGTCGGCGTCCGGCGGATCGGTCTCGCCGAGATCGAGCTGCCCGACGCAGCACACGTCTCCGGTGGAGCAGAGCTCGAAGACCCACGGGGTCGTGTCACCCGGCCCGCCTGCGCCCTCCCGTCCCGCGCACCCGACCACCGCCAACAGCGCCACTGCAAGGGCCGTCTTCATGGTGGGACCAATGTCGCGCCCGCCGCCGCCACCCGCAAGCTGGGCGGGCGTTCAGGTTCGACGCGGTGCAGGAATAGCGGTCAAGATGTTCGGAGTTCGGCCTGATGGCGGAGAGTGTCATCGATTTCGGCGCCGGGCAGGCCAGCGGGCTCGAGGAGCTTGCCGGGGCGTCGCCGACGTTCGTGAACCTGCTGCGGGCGGCGGACGGCACTGTGCAGGTGCGGCCGCTCGTGAAGCCGTGGGCCGACTGGGCGGGCGCGTCGACCGACGGCAACCCGGTGGTCGGCGTGTTCCCGTGGCGCAACTACCTCATCGTCGTCACGCAGAACGCGACCACGGGCGTGCGGAAGCTGTGGGCGTGGCTCGGGCCGGGCAACGTCATCGCGCTGTCGAGCGGCACGGCGGTCACGCAGCTCGACGGCACCGGGCGGCCGGTGTTCACGTTCGACTCGCAACGGGTCGTCGTGGCCGGCGGCGGGGCCCCGCAGAAGTGGGAGGGGACGGGGCTGTCGACGCGCCTCGGTGGCTCGCCGCCGAACCTGACGCACATCGGGTACGCGGCGACTCGGTTCGTCGGGAACGCGAACGACATCTCGGGCGAAATCTTCTGGACCCCGCCGGGCGTGGGGAATCACGAGACGTGGAACACCGGGCTCGACTTCGCCGAGGCTGAGGCGGCGCCCGACCCCACGATCGCGCTCTACGTGAACAGCAACGAGGTCGCGGTGTGGGGCTCGTCGACGATGCAGGTGTACGTCCCCGACCCGAGCACGTCGTTCTCGACGACGACCGCGGCGCTCACGACCGGGTGCGCGGCGCCCTACTCGGTCATCAGCATCGACACGGCATACGCGTGGCTCGATGAGAAGCGGCGGTTCGTGCAGTCGGACGGCCGGCAGCTCACCGTGCTCTCACTGCCGCTGATGTCGCGGTCGCTCGAGCAGCTCACGACGGTGACCGACTGCTGGGGGTCGCGCATTCGGATCGGGGCGTACGACATCCTGCTTTGGGTCTTCCCGACCGAGGGCCGCGCCATCTACTACGAGCGCATCAGCCAGAAGTGGGGCGAGTGGCGGTCGTGGGACGGCAACGACTGGATCCCCTGGATCGGGCAATCGTACGTGCACTGGCCCGAGAAGAACCTCCACCTCGTCGGCCTGTCGGACGGAACCGTCGGCGAGCTGTCGATGGACGCGACCACCGAGATGGGGCAGGGGGTCAAGGCGGTGAGCCGGACCGGCTTCATCGACCAGGGCGCGGGCGTTCGGAAGCTGTCCACGTTGCTGCGGCTTCGCATGCGGCGCGGCGCCACGGCGGTCAATACCACGTCGGCAGTGCCGGCCGTGGAAATTGCCTACCGTGATGACTTGGGAGCCTTCAACACGCCCATGTCCTTTTCGCTCGGCGCCGGCGACTACGCACCGACCATCGACAGATGGGGGCTCGGGATGTACCGGCAGCGACAGTACGAGCTGACCTGGCTCGGCTCGGCTGAGTTCGTGCTCGCCGAGGCACGCGAAACCTACGTGAACGCGGAGAGCTGACCATGGCGGCTTGGTACGAAGACCTCTGGAACGGGATCAAGGGCACCGGCCAGAACATCGAGGACTTCTTCACCGGCAAGCAGGCCGGCGACGTGAAGGCTGCCTACGACCAGGCCATCGGCGCCTCGCAGCGGAACATGGCCGACCTCACGAACTTCTACGACACGCGCCGGAACGCCGCGCAGCAGTTCTACGGGCCGATGCAACAGCTGTTCGCCAAGACCTATGGGACGCAGGGCATTCAGGGCCCGATGGTCCCGCAGGCGGGGATGGGCCCGATGCAGACCATGTACGGGGGGAAGTGATGGCGACCTCAGGCTACGGCGGAACGAACCCCTACTCGAATATCCGCGGCAACGTCACGCCGGTCAGCGCGAACACGTCGCAGTCGCCGATCGCGGGCTCGCCCACCGGGACTCGCCGCGGTGGCGATGCCGCGTACAACGCCGCGAAGAAGTTCTACGGCGCCGGCCAGGGCACCGGACTGCCCGACGCGACTCCTTCCGCGCTCGGCCCCGGCGCGAGCTTCGGCAACCCGAGCTTCGACGGTTCGGCCGGCCGCGGCGGGCCGCAAAAGATCACAGGGCCGTGGGGCACCCCGAAGTCTCCGTCCGGCGACGGCGCTGGCGATGGCGGCCCCGGGACCACGGGCAGCGAGAGCGGGCCGGGCATCCTCGAGCAGTGGTTCAACCAGCGGGTGAACGGCATCGACCAGGGCTACGAGTACGCCATGGACCGCGGCCACCGCAACATCAACAACGAGGCGGCGGCGCGGGGCGGATACAACAGCGGAGCCGCCCTCCAGAACCTCCGCGACTTCGACGCCAACATGGGCGCGCAGCGGGAAGCGCAGCTCGACTCGCTGGCGGGCGGGGCGTCCGGTGAGCACCAGCGCCGCCTCGAGGACATGTTCGGGCAGGGCAACGCCATCGCGGGCGGTCAGGCGGGGCTCGCCGGCCAGTACGACATCGCGTCCGGCACCGGCCAGGCGGGCATCAACGGGGCCATCCTTCAGCTGCTGCTGAACAAGGGCGGCGTCGACTCGAAGAACACGCAGGCCGTCCTGCAGAACCTCTTGGCGGGGCTTGCGCTGCTCTGATGGCTGACCCGCGCTACGCCGTCGACTGGACCCCGCTGGACATCACCGGCGGCGTCAACCTGCTCCTGGCCGCTCGCCGGGCGCGCGCGCAGGAGAAGACCGCCGAGGAGCAGGCGAAGGTCCAGCAGCAATATGCCGAGAACGCCAAGGTCGAGAACGACATCAAGCGCGAGAGCGCGGCCATGGCCCGCCAGAGGTTCGACGAGGAGAAGGCGACCCACCAGCGGCAGATAGAGATCGAGAACGCGCGGGCATTGCTCCCGACCTCGGACCTCATGCGCGCCGCGCGGACGGCGGGTAGCCCCGGGCTCGCCAACGCTCTCGGCAAGCCGTACGGCGTGACGTTCGACCAGGGATTCGAGGGCCCGGACATCAATCCGGGCACCGGCGCTCAGATGGCGCCGCCGCCGAACCCCACCCCTGCCCCGGCGGCGGCGCCCGTACCGCAGCTTCCCGGCGGCGTCGACACCGTCTCGGGCGGGGCGGACGCGCCTGCGGCACCGGCGGTCACGGCGCCCACCGAGCCGCCTGCGCCATCGGGACCGGCGACTCCGCTCACCGCCGCCCGCAAGCTGTACGCGAACTTCGGCGGCAACCGCTTCGAGGTGCCCGAGCAGCCCGAGACCACGGGGCTCGGCGAGAAGTACGACGCCGTGTTCAAGCACGCGCTGGACGTGAGCGGCGACCCGACGAAGGCGTTCCAGGCCGTCCTGCTGATGAAGGAGAAGGACGACGCGCAGGCGGCCAGCACGGCGCGCGCGACGGCCGGCATCGACGCCCGCCAGGCCGAAAGCCAGCGCACTCATCGTGATGTCGAGGGGCAGGACGAGCGCGACCGCTTCCTCGCCGACCAGGCCATGAAGCGCGTGGTGACCGGCGGCAACCTGCGCAACCAGGGGCTGGCGCTCACCGCCGGGACGCGCGAGCGCTCAGTCGACAACGCCGAGTTGGGCACCTTCGAGCGGGTCAGCAAGGAAGCGAAGACGGCGGCCGGGTCACAGAAGGACATCGCGGTCCTGAAGAACATCGAGAAGATCGAGGAGGAACTCAATTCGTCGTCGCCCGCCGCGCAGAACGCCGCCGTCGACACGCTGGCGCAGATTGCTCAGGGCGGCAAGGCGTCGATCGCCGTGATGAACGTGTTCCAGAAGCACTCGCTGGGGCCGCTGGAAACGCTCCAGGACAAGATCTACCAGGCGACGCACAACGGCCAGCACTCGCCCGAGTACATCCAGTCGTTCAAGGACGCGGTCAAGGGCCTCAAGGACGTTGCCACCGAGCAGCGCACCCGAGCCTTCAACGCGCACGAGGAAGCCGCGGGTCGAAACAGCCAGTTCGCGCGGAACCCGAAGCTCGCGCCCTTCGTCGAGAACGCTCGGAGCGCGTACCGCCAGGAACTGGGACTGCCGGCCGACCAAGCGCCGGGCGGCAATCCGCAGACCGCGAAGGCAAAGGCGTGGCTCTCCAGCCCCGAGGGCCAGAAGGCCGATCCGAAGCTGCGCGCGAAGGTCGAGGCGAAGATCCGAGCGATGGAGGGCGGCGGTGGCTGATTTCGACCCCCACGCGTTCCTGGCCGGCGGCGACTCGTTCGACCCGGAGCAGTTCGCCTCCGAGAACCCCGAGACGCCCGAGGAGACCGCGCTCCGCGAGTCGTTCCTCGACACGGGGAAGTTCAAGCCGAGCCCCGCGCACCGGCGATTCAACAATACCGGTCGGATTGACCAGGTTCGCGCCGAGCTCGACCCGGCACAGGTGCCCGACCCGTCCCTCGGCGAGGCGGTCTCAAGCAGCCTGAACAGCGGCCTCGACCGGTTCACGCTCGGGGCCTACGGCGGGCTGCTGCGGGCCGGGCGCGCGCTGGGCGTGCCGACCACCGGGCAGGCCGTCGAGGGCATGGAGCGCTTCCGCCAAGAGGCGCCCACGACCGAGGGCCTCGCGACGGCGCCGGTCTACGCGCTCGAGGGACCGGCGAACCTGCTCACGCAGGCGGCCAGCAACGCCATCGGCCGCGGGCTGACCGCGATCCCGGGCGGCGCGCAGATGCTCGAGAGCATCCCCGGGCGCGTCTTCCAGGCGGCCGGCACGTCGGGCCTCGCGTCGAGCGCGATGGGCGGCCTACAGGCGTTCAGCGAGGGCGCGAGCCCCGAGGAAGCGCTGCAGGCGGCGAAGGAGAGCGGCGAGACGGGCCTGGCGCTTGGCGCGGGCCTCGGCGTCGGCACCGGCCTGATGTCCGAAGCCGGCCGCGGCATTCGGCAGAGCCGAGGTGGGCAGGCGCGGCAGTTCATCGAGGAGCGCGGCGGGAACGTCGGCCTCACGTCGCCCGGTCGCGGCCGACCCTACGACGAGATGGTCGCCTCGCGCGGTCCGGATGCGCTCGCGGCCACCGACGAGAACATCGGCCAGCAGGCGTCGGAGTCGGCGCGCACGGGCCTGAACATGCTCAACACCGAGGACCGGGCCATCAAGGGCGCCATCGGCCGCGGCATGGGGCGCATCTACGAGAGCCCCGCGGCCGGGGAGCTGCACGACGTGACCAACGTCGTCACGAGCCTCGAGGACGCCGCGAACGACATCGGCATCTCGCCGGTTGCTCGGCAGGCGCTCCGCGACGAGCTGGCCGCCATCCGCAGCCGTCAGGGCCAGGGCTTCAACCCCGAGGTCGACAACTACTTCCTCAGCGAGGGCGACCTGAACGGCCTCAAGCGGTCGCTGGACCGGTACGCGCGCACGGGGCAGTCCACCGACGAGAAGTTCTCCCCGATCCGTCGGGCGGCGGACGACGTGCGGACCCTGGTCAACGAGGGGCCGTTCGCCGACGCCAACGCGCAGTACGCGCAGCAGGCGCAGAACAACCAGCTCGACCGGCGGCTGCTCGGCATCCCCGAGCGGCAGCGGACGCCCAACGCGCTCGAGGACGTCGAGGGCGAGCTGGCGTCGGGTGACTCGCGCACGGCCGAGGACGTCGTCAAGAACCGCATCATGCGGCGCGGGCAGAACACCGTCACGGCCGGCGGGCAGCGGACCGACATGGAGCGATTCGCCGAGCGGCACCCCGACGTGGGCGCGGAGTTCGACAAGCCCGAGCTGCTGCGCAAGCGCGGCGACATCAGCTTTCGGCTGCTCCCGCAGCGGCACGGCGGACTCATCGAGCGCACGGGCAGCGGGCTCGGGTCGCTCGGCGTGCTCGAGGCAGCGGCGCACGCTCTCGGGCACGGGCACACCGGTTTCGGCGGCGCGCTGGCTGCGGGCGCTGGTGGTCTCGCGTTGCAGAACCTTCCGGCCATCCAGGCGCGGCTGCTCTACGGGCCGGCGCTGGCCGCTCAGGCAGCGGCGCCGCTGGTGCTCGGGGAGCTGCCGCTACTCACCGCCGCGCGGGCGGCACAGACGGAGGGGCGCTGATGCCTGGGAAGATCGTATCGCGAGCGCAACAGGGCTACCTGGCGGTCCACAACCCGAAGGCGCTCCACGAGCTGTCCGGCGGGCACGTCGCCAAGGGGCTGCCGTACAAGGTCGGCAAGTCCAAGAAGGGCCCGATGGAATCGATGTTTGGAAAGCGAGGTAAGTGATGCCCGGCAACGAGACAATCAAGTTCACGGTGAGCGGCGGGACGCCCGGCGCCGACTCGAACGACTACATCCTGTTCGACTCGACGGTGTGCTTCTCGAACGGGCTGCGGAACCACGACATCTCGCGCATCATCTTCGGCGTTCAGAACGACCAGGCGGGCACGCTGAAGGCGTACTGGTCGGCGAACCGCGGGACGACCTGGAACCTCTACAGCTCCACGTCGGTGGCCATCCCAGCGGCGGGCGCGTCGAGCGGCCCGTACGGGGTACTCGCCGACCCGTACGACGACGTCAAACTGGTGTGGACGAACGGCGGCAGCGCGCAGACCACCTGGATCACGACGGGCAGCATGGTCCGCAACGACCGCGCCTCGGGGTCGTAAGCCATGGCCTACGTCGAGATTCCGCCGAACTCCTCGGGTGTCGATGCCGGCACGCTCGTCACGAACTCCAGCAACACCCAAGACTGGACGTTCCTGTCGGGCATCGTCGGGGACAACATCGGCTTGCTCTACCTCAAGGGCGAGATCATCGCTGGCGCCTCGACGCAGACGTTCACGATCCAACCGAACGGGTCGGCGCCGACCGCGTGCGATTGCAACGCGCTCAACGTGAACACGGCCGGCGTCACGGCGAGCAACCTCGGCAATCAGATCTACTTGGGCCAGGTGTTCACCAACACGCGGCTGATGTTCCGCGCCGAGTTCGACCTGAAGAAGAGCCGCAACCGCATTTGGACGTGCCGAACCCAGACGGTCAACGGCGCGAACGCGTACGGGGAGATCATCTTCTGCAACTGGCGCGACACAAGCACGGCGGTCACGAGCATCGCGATTCACGGCTCGGCGGCGAACTCCGTGCAGGCCAGCTCGACGGTCATCTACTGGACGAGCGGAGTCACCGCATAGGAGTTGTGTGGTTGCTGTTGCCTACATCTCGGTCGCTGGCGAGCAGTTCAACGTTCGCCACTACGGCGCCCGGGGCGATGGCGTGCACGACGACACGGCCGCGATCCAGACGACCATCAACACCGCGCACGACGCCGCGATTCAGACCTCGTACCGCGTCTACTTCCCGCAGGGGCACTACCGGG